CTGCCGTTTATGCGAAGCGCCTGGGACGCCTCCGTGAGAACGAGTTACGCCGCGTCCTGCGGTTGAGCCGCGACCTCGACGACCCCGTGGCAATTGCGGCCCTTCTGGAAACGGAGATACAGGAGGCGTACCTGGGGAAATGGTGGCAGGGCCTCTACGCGACGGCGGGCGTACCGGCTGCCGCCGCCTCCGCCGCAGCGCTGGGCGCATCCGCAGCCGCCGGCGAGACGACCCTGTGGACGCAGGCCCTGCGGAACTACGCCACCCAGCGGGCCGGCTCGAATATCTCCATAGTCACCGGCACATGGAAAACGTCCCTGGTGAAAGAGCTGCGCGTTATCCTTGCGGAGGCTACCGGGGTAATCAAACTCCCGGAGGGCGTGAAGCCGCCGACGTATAGTGTGGAGGCCGTCGCCCGTGAGCTGTTTGCCCGTTACCAGGGGGACCTCAAGATATGGCAATGCAGAAGGATCGCGCAGACGGAGTGCCTTATCGGTATGGCGGACGCCGGGGACCTGGCCGCGAAGGAGGTCGGCATCCCCTACACGAAACAATGGTGTACGTCCGGCCTTTCCAACGTCCGCGAGAGCCACGCCGCCGTCGACGGGCTGGTCGTGGACCAGGATGAGCCTTTCGAGCTTCCAGGCGGGCTGCTCATGTACCCCCACGACACCAGCCTGGGCGCCGACGCCTCCGAAATCATCAACTGCGCCTGCGCCTGCATCCGGCAGCCGAAGTAACGCGCTTTATACCCAAAAGTTGGATATATCCCCCGTGTATATATACGCGGGGTTTTTCATACTTTTGCGCAGGTCCGACAAACGGGCGCACACAAAACAATGAAACGCAACCCCTTACGAATCCAATTTAAAGAAGCGCCGAAGGCCGACGAGCGCGAGACAAAAGCCCTGCTCCTGGACCCTTCCCGCTTCGAGGTGAAAGCCGCCGAGAAAGACGACCCGGACGTGGTCCTGCGCATCAAGGCGTATGCCCTCGCGTTTGGGAACATCGACAGCTGGGGCGACATCATCCTTCCCGGAGCCTGTGACGAGTTCCTGGCGTCGGAGAAGGCCGACCGCATGGCCCTGTGCTACCAGCACGACAGGTCCGTCGTTATTGGTGTAATCACCAACAAGGGCGTGGACGATTACGGCATGTGGATAGAGGCGGACATCCTCGCCACCGACAAGGGCAAGGAGGTCGCGCTGCTCCTGCGCAAGGGCGCAATCAAGGAGTTCAGCATCGGCTACCGCGCTACCAAGTACCACTACGAGAAGCGCGACGGCTTCGATCGCGACGTCCGCATCCTGGAGGCAATCGAGGTTTACGAGGTCTCCCCCGTGACGATTGCCGCCAACGACAAGGCCGTCCTGGTGAGCGCCAAGAACGACCCCGCCCCCGCACCCGAAACCAACGAAACCAAACAAACTCAAACCCCCATTTCAACAATGACACCCGAAGAAATCAAAGCTATGCGTGAAAGCATAGAGAAGGCAGCATCCGAGAAGGCCGCTGCCGAAGTCCTGGCGGTAAAGAACGAACTCAAGGCCGCCCAGGAGGAGATCGAGGCCAAGCAGAAGTCTATCGACAACCTCGACGAATCCATTAAGGCGCTCAAGGCAAAGTCCGACGAGCTGAACGAGAAGCTGGAGACCCGCGAGGCCGCCACCTTCTTCACCGCCCTCAAAGCCGCCCTCGAAGCCAAGCGCGACGAGGTCAAGGCTATGATTGAGAGCAAGAACGCAAAGGGCAGCATCAAGATTCCCTTCGAGATTAAGACCGCAGACGTCACCACCGGCGACATTACCAACGTCGCTTACGGCGTAGCCCTGGAACAGGGAATCCACGCCGCCCGTCCCGCTGCCAACGTATTCTATGATGCCTTCCCGAAGGACATCGTCCGCGCCACGCAGTTCGATTGGCTGGAGGGCGCCTTCACCGACGCAGCCGACTATGTCGCAGAGCTCGCAGCCGCCGCTGACGACGACGTCGAGGTGGTCGAGAAGTCCCGCAAGTTCGGCAAGATCGCCGCACACCTGCGCGTATCTTCCGAGGTTGCCGATTTCTTCGAGGAGGTCTACAACTGGGCCCGCAACACCGCCCAGGCCAAGATCATCGCAAAGATCGACACCGAAATCCTCTCCGGCCTCGGTGCCGATTCCGGCGGTGGCACCAGCCCCAACAAGATTTACGGTCTCAAATCCAACAGCGCGAACTACACCGCCTTCTCCGCCACCGGCGCCAAGTACAAGGACGCAACCGTCGCAGACGTCATCCTCGACGCACAGGCACAGGCCCTCGCCAACGGCTACAACCTCGACAAGGCTTTCGTCACCTGGGCTCTCTACGCCCAGATCCGCGGCCTCAAGGACGCCAACGGCCACTACCTGTTTAACGAGGTCACCGGCCTGTTGAACGGTGTGCAGATCCTCCCCACCGCCAAGCTCTCCAGCGGCGAAATAATTGTCGTCGAAAGCGACATCGTCCGCATCAAGGAGCGCCCCGTGTGGGAGCTGGAGATCGTCCGTAACGCCAGCCTCGACGGTTGGGACGTCTACGTCCGCAAGGCAGCGCAGACCCTCGTCAAGACCAACGACAAGAAGGGCGTTATCTACGTCGCTTCCGTGGCAACCGCTATCGCAGCTATCACCGAGGCCAGCCCCGCAGCCGCAACTGCCGCAGTCCTCACCGACGCACACGACAGCACCAACCACGCCGTCAAGACGAAGGCCGTTACTGAATAGCCCTTCCGGGAGTTCTCTTCATAAATTGCTCTTCATTCATTTCCGCCAGCGGCGAATCCTTCACGGGCCGCCGCTGGTTTTTTAATACCGAAAGACATGGCACGTCCCGACCTTACGATAATCAGCTTCGACCAGGAGGCCCCTTTGCAGAGGGCCTGGCTGGAACCGTTCAAGCAATACGCCAGCATCCCCGACGACGGGCGCGACGCGCTGCTGGAAGGGCTGCTGCGTTCCGCCCTCCTGCAAGTCCAGGAATACGGCGACAGGGCGCTGCTCCGCTGCCGCGTCCGGCAGACCGCACATTCCGACGCAAAAACGGGCCAAATTCGGCTCTATTTGGGCGGAGGGGTGGAATTGTCCGCCCGCACCCTTGACGGCGAAATTTGCCCGGTCTGCGAGCAAAAGGCGGCGGATATCGTGGTCGTCTCGCCGCGTGACGCGGACGTGGTCGTAGAGTTCGACACCGTCCCCCTGGAAAGCTGGCTCGTCCAGGCCCAGCCGACGGTGCTGCGCCTCGCCACCGCCATGTACGACGGAGCTTCCGCAGAGGTCCGCAATTCAATCCTTAACGAGGTCCTGTAACCATGCAAGATTACACCCTCCGCAGACCAGCCGGCGCCCGGCGATATAACGACCCCGTCACCCTTACCTGGGCCGAGGCCGTCCGGGACGAGTTCGGACACGCGGACGAGGCCGAGCCGGTCCCCGTCCTGGAGGTGTACGCCCGCGTCCGGCGTATCAGCACGGAGCGCACCCTGCACACCTTCCAGCAGGCGGACGTCGTGGGTGTGGAAATCGAGTTCCGCACCCCCTCCCCGCGCTTCAAGTGGAACGGCGTCACCTGGAAGGGGCACCGCGTCCATACCGGCTACCCGGAGGACGTGGACGACCGTGGCCGCGCCGTCCGCGTCGTCGGTTGGTACCAGGAGGACGCACCCGTCCAGGCGGATCCGCCCGCACCCGAGCCGCCCGCACCCACCCCCAACGAAACACAGGAGCAGGAAAATGGCGTCGAATGGTGAAATACGCCTGGAAGGGTTGGATAGTGTCCTCCGCGGCCTCGCCCGCGCCGACAAGCAGACCGCAGACGCGGCGCTGCGCGGCGTGAAGGAAGCCGGCGCCAGGATCATAGCCAGCGCACAGCGCAACCTCAAGGCCAACACCTCCTGGGTGACGGGCCTCCTGGGTAACTCCGGGCGCGTCGAGGAGGTGAAGGAGCAGGACGGCAGCAGGGTCGTGGACATCGGCTTCTTTGCCAAGGGCACCAAACAGGGCTACGCGGAGTACGTGGAGTACGGAAGGCCCCCCGGCAAGATGCCCCCGCCCAGCGCCCTGGAGGAGTGGTTTTACAAGAAGCACCGCGTGACCGACCGCAGGAAGGCCCGCGCATACGGCTGGGGTCTCGCCGTGAACATTTCCACCAGAGGCACGAAGCCGCACCCGTTTTTCAATCCCGCCGTCGAGGAACACCGGCTGAAAATCCTCGAAGCACTTAACAACGCAATAGCAAAAGTAACCGGCAAGCCGACGATATGAGTGTCCTTTCCTTCATCCGTTCCCTGTTCACCCAGGCGCCGCAGTACCACACCAGCGCCTACGGTACCATATATTCCGCCGTGGTCGCCCGCCTCGCCCGCACGGGCGTATACGTGGGCGGGACCGCCGGCTATCCCCGCGTAGAGGTCAATTCCATTGTCGAGAACGAGCGCCTGGATAAGGAGGGCGCCGTCCGTCAGCTGTCCCTGGTAACGGATTGCTTGAGCCAGAAGAAGCTCTCCGAAGCCGTGGCTCTGAACGACACCAACCTGGAACTCCTCACCGGCTCCCAGCTGGAGGCCGAGGGCTGGGACATCTTCGGCGTCGTCCCTACCCTGCTCCAGGACCTCACGGAATCCGTAGACGGTCACCTCCTCTATCGCATCACCCAGCGCTACGACATTTTCGTCGAGAAGGTCAAGACCGACATAGTGGAGGAGGCCCCCGCACAGGAGACGCCCGCCGCCACCCCTACAAGAAGAAAATCCAAGACAACGAAATAAACCCTTAAAAATTCAACATTATGGCTAAAGTATTGGGCAACGCCCGCAAATGCTACATCGGCTCCGGCACCGGCGTATGGATCGCCGGCGAGCAGAGCAACCAGTTCGACATGAACGGCAACCTGGTCGAGACCTCCGACAAGGAAAGCACCTGGCAGACGTTTATACAGGGAATCCGCGGAGCTACCGCCACCGTCACCTGTCACGTCGATACCTCAAGCGCCCAGCAGCTCTCCCTGCTGACCGCTATTACCACCGGCGACGACGTGGACGTCGTTATCGCGGAATATTCGTTCAAGGCGAAGGTCGCCTCTTGCTCCGAAACCAACGACAACGGATCCGTGGCAACCCGTACCTTCAACCTCACCGCCAACGGCGCCGTGACTATCGCGGCGGCCAGCAACAACGCATCCACACCGGCCACCACATGATTGCCAGGACACAGGCAACTATCCAATTGAAGGAGGGGGTGACGGTGAAACTACTGCTCACCCCCGCCCTCTATGGGATAGCGAAGGAGCGCGGCATCGACATTTTCTCCGATATCCTCCGGGCGAAGGTCGCCGAGGGTGAGGGGACGGAGGACCGCGCCACCAAGACCGTGGACGCCTACTCCAAAATCGTGTATTGCGCCGCTATCCTTGCGTGGGAGGTGGACGCCGTGGATAACCCCGATGCCGGGGAGTTCCCGTACACCTATGCGGACTTCTACACCTGGGCGTGGGGCAATCACCGCGAGTTCGCCAGGACAATACAGGCGGTCCTGGTGGCGCTGACCGGGCGCACGATAAACGACTACCTCAAAGAAGCAGACGGCGGCGACGCCGAAAAAAAAAAGACGAATCCGAAGGGGCTGGCGAAATGGCTCCGCCGGATTGGGCGGCAATCGAGGCGTTCCTCGTAGGCCGCTGCGGGATGTCCCAGGTCCAGGCGGCCAGGACGTCCGCAATTGAAATACAGCACTTAATCGAGGGCAAGAACAGGGAGCAGCAGGAGCTGTGGGAGGTGGCCCGCTGGGTACGTTGGCACGACCTCATGTGCAACCCCTACGTGAAACCGGGCAGCCGCCCGGCTACGCCGAAACTTATGGCCCCGTTCCCCTGGGAGAAGCCGGAACGCGAGATAACCCCGGAGGAGTGCCACATAGACCAGGAGACAATAGATTGGCTGAACAGCTTGTTCGGCTACGACAAGAAACAAGATATCGAAAGCAACAATGGGTAAGATTGGCGACCTGTGGGTCCGCTTGGGCCTAAAAAAATCGGAATACGACAAGGGATTTGACGATGCCGGCACGAGGGCCAAGACCTTTGAAAAGGCCCTGGGAAAATTAAAGGCTGCAGGTATTGCGGCCTTCGCAGCAATCGGGCTTGCCGCCGCCGCCGCTTTCAAGGATATTGTCATACAAAGCAACAAGCTGGGCGACGAATGGCGCGGCACCCTCGGCGGGATGCAGAACGCCTGGAACGCCTTTACAAACTCCCTGTTGAGCTGGGATTGGGAAGGCTTTTGGGATAGAGTGCGTGGCGCATACAAGGCCGGGAAATCACTCGCCGGCGCTTCGGATGCGCTTACGGAGCAAATGAACTCCCTGCGTATGCGCCGGGCGGATATGGAGCAGGAAAACGCCCGCCTCCGTATTGCCATGCAGGACCAGAACAAATCCTACAAGGAACGAGCCGCGGCTGCACAGGCATACCTGGATAACGTCAAGCCCTTGTACGAGGAGGAGGCCACTATAATGCGTCGATACCTCAAAGAGGTCGAGGCGTCCTGGCTGAAAGCCGCAGGTCTTGACACAAATTCCGTGACCTTCCAGGCCCTGGAGACGTTCCTTAAAAATGGGGCAAAATTGACCGAGAGTATGGCGAATGACCCGAACATGGTGAAAATCGCCAATATGTATCAGTCAATGGGCGACGAAATCAACAACCGTGTTGCCGATGCCTATATAAATGCGAAAAATGCCGCCGGCGCTTTCGAGGCTGAAAACCGGCGCGTTTTCCAATCCCTGAATACGGCGACAGCTATGGGGGGAGGTGGCAGCACCTCCGGCACGTCCGGGAAGGACGTCGCGCAGCGCATAGCCCAGCGGGCAAAAGAGGCGTCCCAGGGCGAAATAGTAACCCTCTTGGAGAAATACAAGACGGAGAAGGCCCTGCTCGTTCAATTCGGTATGGACACGGAGCAGCTGACGGAGGAGTATAATAAGAACGTCCAGGCAATCATCGAAAAGTACCTCGGCAAGATAAAGGTCGATATCGAGG